GTTATTTTTGGTCTGGCAGCAGATTCTACATACCAAGAATTAATACCCAATGAAGTAGGAAACGTCAAAATAAATCGGTTTTTGCGTTTTGGTTCATACGGGTCGGGCATTTTCATTAATAAGTCAGCCATGTTGTTATATTTTTTGTTTTAATTATTTTAGTTTATTTACCTATAAATACTTGATTGTTCAAAATTTTTGTCTTATATTTTCTAGGCGTTCTAGTTTATTAATTATATTAAATATTAATATTTTGTTTTAGTTTGTGATTTAGTTAAATAAGTAGTAACTGGATGCTCTAGTCCAAATTCTTTGTTTAAGAATTCTTTAACTTTTTCCACATTTCTTTCATCGTCATCTGAGAAACCTATTGAAGGTACCACGAAATTATTGGACACATCATTTTTGAACAATACTTTACCACCCACTATGTTTGCAAGTTCCTTACAATAAGTGATAAATTCTCTTAACGCATTTATTTTTCCTTCTTCAGGATTGGCTTCAGAACCAGTTCCGAATGATACAGGGTGAAAACGACACATGTCCAAATATTCTTTAATCATTGTATTGTCATCTTTAATATCCTCACCTGTAAAATCACGATATTTCTTTAATGATTCCACCAATTTTTCTTGGTCCAAACCACTCACATTATTTTTGATGAGTTTGTAAACCGCTTGTTTTAAAATCATTGGGTTGTGTCCACGAGCTGTGATGATGGCGAAAATTGACCCACCATTAATACACTCAACAAAATCATCCCACGATGGTCCCAAACTTGCCGACATTACATCAACCAAAAATTGTTTTTCACCTTCACCTCTAAAATTTCTAAAAGGATTTGACGCAAAACCAACAATGGTTTTTCCATTATATACAAATGGTTTTTTTCCCAATTCGTTTCTGTGTTCAGCAAAATCATCTGTTGACATACCAATTTCATTATCTTTGTCATCCAAAATCATAATCTTTGTTGGCATGTTCATTACATTGTCATCCCAATCAAAAGCATAATATTTGTGGTCAGGTAATCCTGATGGGTCCATACCCTCAGTTACCATTTCCAACAAGTGTCTTCTAATTGATTTTTTTAAACTCATTACTTTTTGTCTTTTGATAATTTTGAAATGATACTTTCTAACTGTGATTCAGTTAAAACAATGTTTTGTGGTTTTTTAGAATAAGTTTTTTTACCATTAGTTGGTACTTCCAAACTTTCCATTAATATTTTTTTTGTGAATTCCATAGTTTTATATATAAATAATAGGGAGAAGAGTTTTATTTCTTCTCCCGTGTTTATTTTTAGATATTTTCAAACGAAGCTCCTGTTGGTGTAATCAAGAACTCAATGTCAATGAATTCAAGAGCCTTTGTTGGTTTAAGGTAAATTTTACCTGTCATTGTATTTCTGTCTAAGTCTTCAGGTGTGTTTGTTACAACAACTCTAAAGTCAATTAAACCTCTATCTCTTCTGATTGAATCCAAGATTGGATTAACAGAGTCCAAGAAATCTTGTCTAACTTTGTCATCGTTTTGTTCAAACAACAATCTAACAGCCACTGCTGAAATTAACTTACGAGCTTGTAATAACAATCTTCTTACGTTGATTCTATCAAGAGCTGATTCAGCAACTTGAGTAGTTTTGTTACCCCAAATTAATGTTCCAACATCTGAGAATGTTGCGATTGGGTTAATTCTACCTTGATATAAAGTATCTCTGTCGTCTTGTGTAAGTTTCTTACGAGCTTTAACTGAATTTACAATACCTCTTGTGTAACCCGCAGATGCGAACCAAGGGAATGAAATGTTATCAGTTAACGCTAAGTTTCTACAAACTTCCGCAGTTGGTGGAAGATAAATTTGTGTATTATTAACAGTATCTCTTGTTAATACCCAAGGGTAGTACGTCGCGGTATAGTTTGAATCAATACCAACTGTATCTAAGTTGTCAACCGCTTCAGTTGGATAAATTAAATCTGTTGCTACTGATGTTGTAGTGTCTACAAACATATTATAATCAGGACAAGTCATGATGTATAATGAGTCAGCTCTTTGAGATTCAATCATATCAATTGCGTCTTCAATTAAGTTTGAGTTGTTAACAAAATCAATACCCGGAGTTACAAATACGTTAATGTTTGTCGCTTCAGGATTACCAAATGTTTGTTGACCTAACAAATATGCATAATAGTCGGTGTTTGCAAAATCAGTTGAGTTACCCTCAACGGTAATTTGTTTAAACGCTCCCCATCCAGTCGCAGTTGGAAATTGTGTTGATGGTGCAGCACCTTTCATATAACCCGAACCACCTAACACATAGGTATCATTGTTTGTTCTATACTCTCTATAAATGTCCCATCCGTCAAATCCACCACGTGCAAACAATGTGAATTTTCTTGATTGAATTCTGAAGTATGGATTTGTTGGGTTTGTCGGGTCAGAAGTAAACGACGCATTACCAACTTCAAATGCTGAAGTACCTGATGTGCTATAAACGCTTGAAATGGTAACAGCAGTTGCTCCTGAGTCCATGTGATAACCTTTTGATACAAAATCCCAATCACTTGACGATACCGCAGTTGCAATGTTAGGTGGGTTTTGTTTTCCTTTATAGTTGTAATATTCAGGGTCATATCCAATTGTATCAGAAAGACCTAAGAACGTTCTATTAATTTTATCTCCAGAGCTTCTTTGAACTGTTGAGAATGGTGGTTGATAAATTACTTCACCAGCAACATCATATTTAGTTTTGTAAATTGGGAATGGTGTAACAGCTCCAAAGTAATTTCTCATTAAGTAACCCTCAAAACCACACGGTAATGCGTCTAAAGGTGCTTCGTTACTCATTTCTAACATTACATATTTTGACCTTACGGCGTATTCGCCATCACTCGTTCCTATTTTAACACCAACATAACTATTGGTACCTACATTCATTGTACAATTTGTAAATTTTTCTAAGTAAACAGGATTTGCGTCTGTATCATTGTAAGCTCTAATTCCTACATCAAATGTTCCATTATTAAACGAAATGTTTAAAATTGAAATTTTAACTTCTTGGTTTGCGTCGTTACCGTCTGAAATTAAGATAAACTTAAATAATTTATAAACACTTGTACCCCTTAATTCAGAAACCAAATATGGTGTTTCAGGTGTTTGATATTGTTCTAAGTACCAACCGATTGAACGGTTTAAGCTATTATCATCTTGTGCCGATGGTAATGCGGTTACTGATGATTGTATACCTCTAATATAACCTTTTTTGTATGAGTAGTTTAAGAAATTAGTAAATTGTTCCTCAACAAACAAAGGTACTTCATTACTTGGTTTTCCAAAATTTGATTGGCCAAATACTTTTGATATGTAATTGGTGTCAGTAGAATCCATTGAAACTTTAAATGCAAATGGGTTACCCTCGTATGTAACACCTGAAACACCAAACGGTGAATAAGGACTAATTGACGCTCCACTATATACACCATTAAAGTCTAAAACAACATTAGTTGTTCCTGTAACTTGATAATCAGGATTTGTTGAGTTGTTGTATGCTGCGATACCTCTTGAACGAAGAGTTGCTATTACAACATCATTATAGTTAGTAAACGCAGTACCAATTTGTGTAAACGCCGACAATTGTACTGAACCCGAGAATGAACCAGATGCACCAGTTAATGTATCAATTCTTGATTCAAAAGAATATCCCGAATATCCATTACCCGTTGTTGGGTCAAACTGTGAGTAATACCAAGAGTCGTTATCTCTACTTGAATAAGTAGTTAAAGTATTTTTTAAACTTGGTACACTATATACGTTTGTTAACCCCGTATATCCCGCACCTGTCAATGAGTTGTAATAAGTGTCAGGTAATGTTCCAAACACATAAGCCGTTGTTCCACTTGTTGAAGCCGCTGATGAGTTTGACCCAATAACACCATTAACAAATGTTTTTAAGGTATCAATAATTGTTGATGTTGTACCATCTGACAATGTAAATTGATTATATAAGTCGTTATTAAAAATTGCGGATGAAAAAGAACCAAATGAAACTGTTGACGTACCGCCTGTTGTTCCTGTAAACGTTACAGAAACAGATGATAATACAGCACTTTGTGTTACTGAACCACCACTCACGTTTGCGATTGTACTAATAGACCAAGACGGTCCCGCATCATAACCTGATAAACCAAGAATTCTTGATACGAATAATTGGTTAGATTGTGATAAGTATGATTTGGCGATATACGCCGCTTCGTATTTTGGTATTTGTGTATTCACAAATTTTTCAGGAGATGTACCACCGAAAATTGCTGAAAATTCATCGAAACTTGAAACGAAGATTGGCTCAAAAGCCGGACCCTTCAAAGTTTCTCCTACAATACCTAACGTTGTAACACCTACGCTCTGTGCTACAAATGATAAGTCACGCTCTGAAGTGTATACTCCAGGTGAAACGAAAACTTTATTTGATGTTGCCATTATTTGTTTGTTTTTTTATAAGTTGTTTTATTTAATACATAAATATTGTTGATTTTTGTAAAAAACTTAGTATGCGGATACTATTTATAATTCAGTATGAATAAATTCTACCTTTTTTCTGCCTTATGAAAAAAACCCCCAAGAAAATAAAGAATATAAAGATTTCTGAAGAATCACACTCAATTCTTAAAAAGTATTGTGAACAAAATGGACTTAAGATTTACGGATTTTTAGAAAATTTAATCAAAGAAAAATGCCGTGTAAAAACTGACATTTACGGTGACCCGTTAGACTAATTTGATATCAAATAAAATATTTGAATCTTGGTTGGTTTTACCCGTTTGTTTTTCAATAACAACCTTTAATCCCGTATCAACACCCAAAGGAAAATATGATAAATCTTTTCCAATATATAATTCAGTTCCCTGTGTTACAGTAAACGCACTATAATGTTCAACATTATTTGAATTCACAAAATAAAAATCATAATTGGTTGGTATTGAATTTTGATTTAAAATTGTGTTAGAACCAATAAATTGATAATTGGTTGGCACGGTATCGGGATTAGGTTCTTTTGATACCGCTTTTCTTGCCCTTGTTTTAACACTAACATCTACCATAGTTAAAACTCTGGATACCGCAGGTGCTACTTCAAACTGTTCCTCATCTAATAGAACACCCAACATTTTAAATGTATAGTTTTGAATAAAGTATCTTCTTTTTTGTAGTTCAACAACTGATTCATCAGAAATGGATTCCATAATAATTGGAATATATCTACCCTTAATTAAAGCATACGCCTGTCTTGATGAAAATTTATCAAGTACTTTTTGGTTAAATGAGTTTAGTTCTCTCATTCTGTTTGTAAAAATTTTTACCTCAAATGTAATGTCAACGGGAATTGGTTGTGGTATTTTATAAACATCCATACCATTTCTTGCTCCGTCAAAATTTGGAACCAATGCGTATTGGAACAATGGTC